CAAGCCAATCAACAAGACGATCAAGGGACCGCTCAGATACATGCGGAGCGGCAAGCCCGTGCGGCGCTTCACGGCGATCGATGATCAAGAGCTGCTCGCGCTCAGTCTCGCCGGCAAGACGCATTCGCAGATCGGCCGGGCGATCGGGCGCCAGCCAAAGAGCATCCGCGGCCGATTGATGACGCTCGCGCGCCATGAGGCGCGCGCTGAGAAGGCGTTGCCCCTGTTGTCGCGGAGCGCGGCATGAAGGCCTCGGCGGCGGCCATGAAGACTTTCTCGCTCGCCCAGCAGATCGAGGAAGTCGACCGCGAGCTCGAGCTGCGCCGGCGCGTCTATCCGGGCCAGGTCCGCAGCGGCGCCATGCGCCAGTCGGTTGCCGACTATCACATGGCGCGCATGCAGGCGGTGTTGACGTCGCTGCGATGGCTGCAGGCGAATGAGACGGACGTCCGCGCCTTTGTGGTAGCCAAAAGGACGAAGACGGCCGCCGAGCCGGGAAGCGAGGCGGCATGACCCTTCGCCACAAAATTGCGGCCACACTCGCCCCGTTGTCACACACAAACGCTGAGACCCACTAGATGTTGACGGAAGTCGAGACGGTCGAACAAGAAGCCACACGTCGTTTCTCTTGGGCCTTTCCGCCAGAGAGTGACAAAGAGGACGAACGCCGCCGCGTAGAAGGCCGCAAGCCACGTTGCGGGGGCGATTGGGAGCCAACAAGACAGGCGTGCATTGAGGACGTAATCAGGATGCGACAGGCTAACCACAAACGGTAGGGCTGTGTGTCTAAATGGCGGACGCTTTGAAAGCACACATCGCACAATGTCCGGAGCATCCGATGGCGGCGATTATTAAATCGCTCCGGGCTGCCTCCCACGCATTGCGAAGCTATCAGTATGGCAATGCCTCGCCCGATCTTGCGGAGGAAATCGCTAACGATGCTGATGCCACCATCGCCAAGGTCAAGCCATGACCGCGCGGCCGCTCACCGACGCCGAGATTGCGGCAGCGAAGTTTGTTCGGCGCATGAAGGCGCTCACAATTTGGCAGCCATGGGCATCACTGATCATTGTCGGCGCCAAGCCCTACGAGTTCCGCGGCTGGGATTTTCGCATCCGCGAGCCCGAACTGGTCGGTGTGCGCGTTGTCATCCACGCCGGCGCGCGGCCGGTGAAACTGATCGAGGTCGAGGATCTGTTGCGACGGCTCGGCGGCGACGACAATATGACCGGCCTCGTGGTCGACAAGGCACGGCAGCTGCTCGAGCGAGTACGCGACGCCTATAAATGCCGCCTGCTTCCGCTTTCCGCCGGCCTCGGCACCGCGATCATCGGCCGGCCGCGCAATGCCGGCATCATTTTCGGTGCCAATGTCGCTGACAGCGATCGCGGCGCCTTCAATTTTGCCTGGCCGCTTTCCGACGTGCGCGCGTTCGACACGCCGATTCCGGCGCGCGGCGCGCAGGGCTTCTGGACCTGGCCCTATTCGATACCCGGGGAGGCTGCCCGTGGCGATGCGGCATAGGCGCGAGGCCGGCGACGTGCCGCCGATCATGGCCGCCTACCATATGGGCTGCGCCTCGCTGGCGGAGTTCGAGCAGAAGCTCCCTGCCCTGCTCGGCCGCGGCTTCCCGGCGCCCGACGAGACCACCGGCAATTTCGATCTCGACGCGATCAAGGCCTGGCGCCGCTCGCGTCATCCACAGCTTTTCCCTTCCGATCGCTTGCTCGTCGGCCCGACTGCGCGCGACGCTAGAGACGTCGTGCCCGGCCGGCTGGCGAGGATTCGCGGTGGGTGACGTGAAAATCCGGTACTACGTCACGCGGCAGCGGCCGGGAGCCCGCAAGTGGGGTTATTGGGCGCCTTGCCTCGCCCGCGGCGGCAAGCCGACGCTGATGGCCAAGCTCGGCTTCAAGATGGTCGACTGCGGCGAAGACGGCCCATACGCCTGGGCGATCGCTCATCAATGGAACGAGCGATGGGATATTGCCCGGGCGAAGCTCGCAAAGGGCGAGACGCCGGAAGTACCGGCAAAAATGGAGAGGATATTCCCGGCGGGCAGCCTCGGCGAGGCGTTCGCCCGCTTCCGCGGCACAAAGACCTGGCTGGAGAAAAAGCCTCGCACCCGCGAGGACTGGCTGCGCGGCTTCAAGCACATCGACCCGATCTTCGGCGACGTCGATCCGAAAACCGTCTCGCTCGAGGATCTCGACTCTTGGTATGCGGCGCTGCTCGCCGCCGTCGGCATTCGCGAGGCACACCGCGCTATGAAGATCTGGCGCGCGCTATGGCGCATCGCCGGCACGCTGAAGACAGGGCGCGGCGGAAAGTATTGCGAGCGCGACCAAGATCCATCGCTCGGCATCCGTCGCAAGACGCCGAAGCCACGCAATGCCATCTGGTTCGAGGGTGAGGCCGTGCGCCTGGTCAAGCGCGCCTGGCGCATGCGCTTTCGCGGCCTCGCCGCCGCGCTCGCGGTCGCCTGGGACTCGATGCTGTCGCCGGTCGACGTGCGCACGCTGACGCCGGCGCAATTGCGGCGCGACGCGCGTGGGCCGCTGTTTACGCTCGATCGCACTAAGACCGGTGCCCCGGCGATCGCCACGCTCTCCAAGCGCACGGCGCGGCTGCTGGAGGGCTATCTCGCCACGCTGCCGACACTGCATCCGGATGCGCCGATTTTCCGCACCCGCGGCCACGCCGCGGGCCCAGGGCGGCCGCGGCCGCCGGTCCCTTACACCGCTGACACGCTCGGCGACGATTTCCGTGCCGTGCGCGAAGCGGAGTTTCCGGGCGACACGCGCCAGCTGATGGATTTCCGCCGCTCCGGTTCCGTCGAGGCCGAGGCCGGCGAGGCCGACGAGCGCGGGCTCGCCAAGAAAATGGGCAACACCATCGATAGGAACCGCGCGCTGCGGAACACCTATTTGCCGCCGAACGCGACGGTGGTGCGGCTCACCGACGAAGCCCGCGTGCGCGGCCGGCGCCGCTTGCGCGAGAGCGGGAATGATCGAAAATGACTGAGCGCATCCCCTATTACCGCGTCCTCGGCAAAAAGGACCATGCCTATTGGTGTCCGAACAAGCGCATGCGTTCGCTCGGCTTCGAAATGCAGGCCCTCGGCATTGCCGGGCCTGCGGCACAGGCGGCTGCGCGCGAACTCAATGCGAGATGGCAGACCGCGCGCAAAGAAAGTCCTGCGCGCCTCGGCGTGCGCGCCCCATCCTTGCAGGCGCCCGAGGCCGATGTTCACTATGTATATTTTCTCATTGCTGGTGATCGCATCAAGATTGGCGTGTCGCGGACGCCTATGTCCCGGGTTGCTGACGTTGCCCTTGGAGCGGCTGATCGCGTCCGCGAGGTGCTCGTCGTACCCGGAACGCGCGCCGACGAGAAAAAATTGCACCGGCGGTTTGCCAGCTATAGGACGCGGGGCGAATGGTTCGTCGCGAACCGGGCCCTCCAGCTCACGATCATGCGTTGTGCGGCCGCCGGCGCGGTGGTGCACGACGGGCCCGAATCCGGAACGAATAATGGGCTTGGAGTCGAATCACGGGAGGGGGTACCGCTTGAATCACATGCCGTCTAAGTTATTGAGATTGCTGGCGGGAGCGACGGGACTCGAACCCGCGACCTTCGGCGTGACAGGCCGTAGGTTTAGCAACGATTTCAACGCGCGATTCGACTCCGGTGCGGGCAAAAGCCGCTGCAGAACCCAGGATTCGACTCCTGAGATCCCGAGAGTTGAAACGTGAACCGCAGCCGAATTCACCTGCTGCGCGTGCTCGCGATGCGCATGGTCGATACCGGCGTGCCCGAAAAGCTGATCGAGGTTATTCGCAAAGCCGCCGAGGAGCTCGAGGCGCGACAAGCGGACGGACGCACTGCCAGCCTGGAGGAGGAAAAGCGCATCGAACGGCAGCGGACGCTGTTCACGATGCTGCCGGTGTCGGATGCCGTCGATCGCCTCAGACAGGCGATGAAGCAGCGCGCCTACGATCTCATGTGGGACGGGGATGGGTTAGCAACCGATGCTATCCTCGAATTTCTGCCGGCGCGCGACGCCGACCAAGTGCTAAACGCCTGGGAAAATGACCAGGACGACGACAATCCGAAGTCGGCGTTTCACTGAGCCGGCGGCCGTCAGGAATCCATTAACCGCGCCCTGCGATTCTCCCCGACGGAGATCGCCATGACCAAAAAACCCGACACCGAGGCGCTTTGCGAGGAGCTATTGAAGCTCCACAAGAGGCACGAGGCCGATTTCGCCCGCATCAAGGAGATCAAGTCGATCCTGATCGCCGCCGCGGCCGAAGCCGGCGAGAACGCCAAGATCGTCATCCCGAAGCTCGGCATCGTCAAGGTTTCGGCACCGAAGGACAAGCACTGCACCGGCACCGCGCCGGAGATCGTGGTCGAGGTGTTCCTCGCCATACCCGAGCGCGAGCGCAAGGATCTGCTCAAGCGCGGCATCGTCGTCAACGCCGAGCAGTGGACCGGCAAGTATTACGGCGCGGTCACCGCAGAGCTTTTCTCGGCCTGAAACGCAAAAAGAACCCTCCGGCCGGAGCCGGAGGGTTCTCTCGCTCAGACAGCCGCCGGTGGGCCCGGCGGATCTCGGACGGCGGCCAGCGGCCGCCGAATTCAATTAAGGAATGCAGTCTAGCCGGTCGTCTTGACCGGACGGCTCCGGAGCGGGTGGATATATCCCTCGCCGTGCCGCAGCTCGTCGTACCATTGCCGCAGCTGCTCGATCGCCACCTTTTGCAACGCCACCTCGGTCATCAGCGCTTTGAGCGCCGTGACCTCGTTCTTCAGTTCGACGATCGATAATTGTGCCTGCTTAAAAAGCTCCTTCTGCAAAAGGATCGCCGATTCGACCCGTTGTGTGCC